GGAATCAAGGGAGACGACACTTACATAATATCCTCAAAGAGCTCTCATCTCCTTCTGTTCCGCTACGCCTATGAGGCAATAAATGCAGTGGGCTTGGATTCCAAATTTGGAATTTCTCAGAAAGTGTGTGAATTCCTCCGTGTTGAGATGTCAAAGGACAGTGCACGTGGTTGGGCAAATAGAACGATCCCCACCATCACCCAGCGTAAACCATGGTCAACTGATGGAGACCCAATTGACGATGTGGTGGCCACGGTAGCCTCATCAATAAACACCCTCGAACGCAGGCTCCAAAAGCCATGTCATCACCTTCACGACATAAATAAACGAAGATGGAGCAAATTTACCAAGCAGAGCGTTAAGTGGCTTGAATTGCCGAGAGAATATGGGGGTTTTGGTCTTTATCCGTGGAAATATGAAGTGCCAGATGTCGTATGGCCTCGCGCTAAACGCGATGCACAATGGAAAGTGAACAGTAAGGTCCAGCCCCAAACACTATCATGGGTGGTTCTCAACCCCGAAGAACAGGAGCGATATTCCAAGGTGGCTTTGCAATATGCAGTAAACGAAGATGCCATACCGGGTGCCAGCGCAGGTGTTGTCCACAAGAGGTTGCAAGAGATACGAAAACTGAGAGTGAGGTGGAGCAAGGTTCAGAGTTATCTTCCTGATTTCGAGGCAGTATTGAACCACCATCCCATACCAACATCAAAATTCCAACCGTGGCCCAGACCTATACAACGATTCGATGACACCAAATATGCACTCGAGATAACAACACAGTATAAGATAGTCAGCGAGATAGTGCCGAATTTACCATCGTTAGCGCAGGTACTGCAGACTGAAACTCCGAGCTTCTACGCCCGGATGAAACTTTTTGAGCGGAACGGGTGGCACAGGACTAACGCTTTCGACCTAGCATGCGGTGATATACCCGTGTCCTTTAAGGGAAATCTCCACCCACAACTGACTGTCTTCCTGAAAGAATCTCTAAAACGCAATGGCATATTCTATTGGCGCGGACGTGAGAGGATCAAGATGCAACTATACAATAACTCGATGTTGTTGGCAACAACCTACTCTAAAACTCCAGGGAGTAGGTTCTATATGTACTAATAAGTACTCCTGGTGACCCAGACTACGCAGTTGCATGTCTACCTTAGACCTG